ACCTGTCATCTTGTCCTGCTTCAGTTCATTGATGGCTTTCTCGGCTTGGGAGTAGAAGCCGAGGTCGTTGACGTTAGCGCCCTGCATCAACCTCTGACCATTCGCCTCATCGTGGGCTTTCTGCCATTCGGATTCGAGTTGGGCTTTGGTTTTTATAGGTATTTCATCTTGCCACAACTGGTAAGTATTTGCATCGACGCCACCAGCGTGCTCTTTAATCTTTATGCCGATAAACCCTTTCGGCTTTGCGATATACTCCGCAACATCTACATACACGGTTGACCAGTCGGCGTCGTTCCCGTCGGGGAACATAGAGTCGTAGTGGTCTTTTGTGAATGTCTCCATCTCGCCATCGGAGTTCCTGAACTTCTTACCAATGAAGGTTTTGAAGATATTCTTGTTCTTATTGATGTCAAAAACCTTATCTTTTATATCCCCTTTCGCCCGATACATCTCACCGCCAAACTGAAATGAAGCCGCAGCCTCTTCTCTGTCGCTCAAGAAATGACCGCCCATATAGCCGCCTTTCTTGAGTTGTTTTCCTGCTCCAAACTTTAATACCCCTCCCTCAATCTCCGCAGGAGTTCCGTGAAATAAGTTCCAACTCTCCACATACGCTTCCTTCGTCGGGAAGTTCAGAGGATGATCGGCTTGTAGGGCGGGTTGATTTAACTCCTGCTGTCCTGTACCGCCAACAATGGTAAAACTGCCATCTTGATTGACAGAGATGCTTGATCCTTCGACAACCTCTGACACAGATACTCCTCGCTGGACAGCTTGCATAACAGCCTGATTCGCAAACTCGTTCGCGGCGACTTTCAGATACGAAGCCTTCTGATCGTCATTCATGTTTGCCAATGCACCAGACTTCTCGACCGACTCATACAACGTAGCGTACATCTTGTTGAATATCTCGCCATGAGATTGACGCATTCCAGACTCGGTTTCAAGGATGGTCGTAATATCATCCAACGCGCCTTCAAGAGATATATCAGCGAGTTTAACCGCCTTCTTCCTATCGCCGGTCAAATCAGTAAAGTGGTCAATAACAGCGTTCCTGTTCATCGTGTTGAACCCGAACGCCGTAGGTCCACCAAGAGCAGCTCCGATTACGAACGAATATGCAGACTCGACAAGAGCGTCTGGTATCTCCTTGACATCCCTTGTCTGAAATGCCATATCAACAGCCGATTCACTTGCCGACTGCATAAACTCCTGAAATCCCTCTGTGATCGTCTGCTTAATAGTCCTAAAAAGAAATGGACCCGTTTCTTTCAAGAACTTGTTCAACGTAACAGCCTCAAGACGACCCTCAATGAGAGCATTTACCAAGGGCTGTGATACCAATTTATCAGCACCGCGATCTCCAAATCCAATGAACGGCTTGTCTAATGTCTCTGGTTGGTCAACAAGTTGCTCCGTTTTCTGCCCTAACATCTGCGTCCCAACTGCAACGCCAGCCGCGCCTGCTCCTAATGTAGCCCCAAGTAAAACAGACTGAATTATTGATGGCGCGCCAGCACCAACATCGCGGGCAACATCGAACTTCTCATCCTTAACAACAGCCTCTTTTGCCTGACGTTCTTGTATCAATTTGAGATTCTTCATCCCAAGATTAAGAAGTCTGTTCCCGACATTGTATTGGAAATCATCACTATAATTATATAGTCCTGGCTCACGCCCATTCATCAACTTTGCTCTTGCAGATCCTTGACGAACAGCATTGCCCATATAGACCATCAACTGCGCAGGAACCTTCTCATATTGTTCCATGCCTTCTTGAACGCCTATTGCCATGCGCGTCGGCCATCCGACAACATCAGACACTTTCGGCATCTCTTGAGTGACATACTCACACTCAAACTCATCAGCCGTTATTAACTTGTCTGCAACGGCAACGGGTGTCTGCGTTGTCTCTGGAGATTCATTCTCAAACTGGTCGGCAGTTATAAGGTCGTTCATTTAATCCTCTCAAGAACAGGCTGTCCGTTCTGATTAAAACCTTTGAAGATACGCTTAACTTTAAACTGGTTCTCAATCACATCACCAATTTTCTTACCTGCAATCATAGGGTATTTCTCAGAAGCAATCTTACCCATAATATCTGATGAAACAACGTCGGCTCTCTCACCGGCAACATTCGTCCTTCTATTGAACTCTGCCATATATTCAGATTTTTTCGACTCAACATCTCCTTCAATCGTATCCGCCCATAAATTTAATCCGTTGACAAAATTCTTCCAGGTTCCATTATTCTTCTCGACTTCAGCCCGGACAGACTTATCAAACGCCTTCTGCGAACCGTCAATCAAGTCCTTATAATCAACGTCACTCAACTTCTTATCAAGATTCGCTTGACGCGCTTTAATGCGGAAAGCGTTTATGTCCGCCGCGGACTTTGAAGCGTCTGTCAATTCCTTGTCCTTCTTGCCTCTTTTACCGAGGGTATAAAACTCATTCATCAGTTGTGTATACACCCCAGGGTCTGTCTTTGCGTCAATCTGTATCCCGTTTATCGCAAACTCCATGAATTTCTCTGCCTCAGCAGGATCTTTATAGACCCCGTTTGTAATCGCGATATTAACATCTTCAGGCGTCAAATCATCTCCAATAGCGAGTTGATCGGCTTTAGCCTTGTTATTCTGTTCCTCTATCAAATCATCTTGTTGCTTCTTCATCGTCTCTTTGCGCTTTTCTGCATAATCAATCAGTTTTACCTTTGTGTCCGTATCCATAGAGGCATATCTGCCATCAGGCTTAGTTGCCTCTGTTATGAACATATCAGGATTGCTCTGAGCGTCGAACGTTGCCTCACCATTGATCCAATCCTTATTTACCTCGTCACGCAACTTTCTGGCAGACTCGGCAGTTATGTATCCAGACTGGATACCAGAATCAATCGAAGCAAGAGCTGTATCAATGGCCTCACGCTTCTTTACAGGATCAACAGTTCCAATGTATGATTTCCGATTAACCTCAATATTTTGGAACAAATTATCCTGTGCCTGTTCTACAACTTGCTTGTTAAACTTGTTCTGTATATTTGAGTACGTCGTATATCCGCTAAGCCTGAACGATTCAGACGCCTTATTCCTTAACTGCTCGGATGATATTCCTTGAAGATGCGTAGCAATCGCCTCATCAACTTTCTGACGATATTTTGGCGCGTTCTTTGGATCACCGTCCTTGTCCGCCTCGTTCTCAATCTCTTGCAACGCAATCTTGAAATCTGTTGATGTCTTTAAAACCTCATTCTCATTGCGCAGGTTCTCAAACTTCTTCGTTGTCTCATCCAACGTCTTAAACGCCTCCGTCGCGTTCCGCCATCCGCCGGTGAACTGCTCCAACTGGACCTGTGGCGCTTGAGGCGCTTGTGCTTCGACTTGGCTTTCGTATATCTGTATCTTAGGCATATATTCCCCTTAACTCATGTATAAGGACGACGTATCAACACCCATACCTTTCGGCAACATCCCACTCTGACCACCGCCACCACCAGCATTGATATTCACCCCGCCTTTAGCAGTCCCGCCACCCGCCATCGCCATACTAGTCCCTATCTGCAACAACCCCTGCGACGCCTTCATCCAAGCGGCGGTCTTTGCGTTCCCTGCCGCGATCCTGGCCTGTAACGCCTGAAACCCTATCGCATTGGCTTTCGATGCCGCGTTCAACTTCGTATTCACAACGTCCAACTGGATGTTCCTCTCTGTTTCAGCCCACACAGATGCAGGTGATCCCGTGAACTTCACCCCAGCCTTTGCAAATATCGAACGCTGTCTTGCGACGATCTTATCACCTTGGATGCGCACCTTATTCGCCGCCAGGTCACCAGACGCAATCGTTCCCTTGGCCTCCATATCAAGAAGGTTCGCCTGTTGCTTGTATCCAGACGATGCCGCCATCAACTGACCGTCTTCTCCGAACGATTCAAGTCCTCCTGTGAACGCGCTTAGCGCCGTCAATGTATCCATATCCACCTCAGTCCGATACTGTAATTTTCGGGTAAATAGCCAGGACGTGCATCGGCAACGGTTGGCTTTGCTTTATCACAACGGTCTTTTCCTTCGACCACCCCTGCGGGAACACGACCTCACGATCACCGCTGAACATCGGCAGCGCCGTATCCATATAATCATCAGACGACCTAAACGGAATAACATCCTGCGAAACAGCCGTTCCAACGGAACACCCAACGCTTTCCTTGAGCCTGACAGAACATTTACCAAGCAACTTCGGTCTTGACTGCGCTGTTCCAGTAGCCGCGCCAGCCTCAATGTCCAACGTTTCAATCGTCGCGGTATACCCGATGCCAATATGAACCTTATTAGCCCCGCTGACAAGCGATATTGCCCCATCCGTCACAACCCTATCAGGATGAGCCGCGCCATCAACCAACACCTGCACCGTCTCTCCTTCAAGATGCTCAAGCCCTGTGATCGTGGTAGTCTCCGCGCCATCATACGTCACGCCGGACTGGACGAAGAACGCATCCTCAATATCGCCAAAGTCAATCGTTGATAAATACTCAACATATCGTCTTGTCACTCCGTCAATAGTTCTTTTGATAACAAACCAAACCTGATCTTCTTCGCCGTTCGGAATGACAGCGACGTTCTCGACATCTCCGATCCATTCTTGACGTGACCACCCCTTGACCTCGTTCTTCTGTTCACGCGTCAACGTGGCGATACCACCATCATTCAATACAGCCCAAAGGATGTTGAACGGATACCGCATCAGCGCCATTTCCTTGACACCACCATCAAGGATATGATCTGACAGATATGTGATGTTGTCTGTGATATACGCATCATTGTCAAGGCTGTATGCGAACTGACCTAAGACCTTGCCAGACCTCTCAACGTAGTACACATACGACCCGATACGCACAGGAACGATGTTCGCAGATCCATTCTCATTCTGTTGCTTCGTCGTCGGAGGATTAGTCGCAGAGATAACCTCTGTCGCTGAACTATTCGACATCGTGAACGGACCGCCGGCACTCCCCAGGTTCAACGTAGCCGTCGGGTATATCCATAGCAACTTATCGACCTGGGCGGCGTTTGCCACGAAGAACACCGAGTCCTCGTCCGTATTCGTCAAGTCCGTACCGGTCTCACGTTGGTTGTTCTCATACTCGTCAATTACAGACCCCCACACGCCCAATGGCTGTGTCGTTGTGGCAATATGATAAAGCCTGTTCTCATAGAACTTGCAATCTTCAGGGTATCCTTTAAGCGCCGACCACGCACCCTCTGCCCAATCATCAGTAGCACCTGTCCCACCGAGAGTCGCCTTGACAGTAGCAGACGCGCTTGTTCCACTTGCAACCGCCGTGATCTGCACATACCCCTGCGTCGTGGAATGAACAATGCGCATATAAGTACCAACATGACCTGCGACAAAGAACGATGCGGATGCGGTGAGCGTTATAGATCCTGTGGTTGCAGAAGGCGTGATTGTCGTTGCGGTGGTGTTCAGGTCTAAGAACGCAGGCCATGAATACTGGTCGTATGTATACTCGGCAATAGTCCAACTGGTATGCCCAAGCCTTGAGAGTTTCCTCGGCGCATACCCGGCACAATCAATGTACATGATGTCCGCTTGCTGTGTGACGCGCAACTTGCTAAGGTCAGCCGTCGCATACGGCGTGACCAACTCATAAACCTTCTCGATTGTTCCACCAGAAGTGTATGTCGTGTACCCGGTCGAATTGATGTTGTTCCCATCCTCATCGGTCAACTCAAACGTCGTCGATGTCCTGTTCTTAATCTTGAACCGCTTGTTATTCAACTGCGTCATCCCGCCAACGCTCTCAATGTCAATGGTGGAGCCGTTTGCCGGAGATACTCCACTCACAGTCACAACGGCTGGATTTGCTTTTGTAATTCCTGAAATGTTTATTGCTGTTTCTATAACAGACCCAACTTGACGGAATACCCTCATGTAGAGGTTCCCGAACTCAAGCATATAACTATCGCCAGTTGAGAAAATGAACGGAATGAGTTTAACAGCGTCAGACGCTTTCGTTCTGCCGGCATAGTGTGTGCCAGGCGTCTTGAACGCTGACCCGTAATGCGTGACAAGCACGTTCTCAAGCGTCTTGGCACAGGCAAAATACGGCACGGTATCGGTGCGTCCGTAGAGAGATGGTGACGCCTCTCCACCTGCGAAATTGACAATAGGTTTCGTTGACTGTGCCATTACGTCCCCTGTATCATTGAACCGCGAACAACCTTTGACTCTGACCCCTCTTGAGCGTCAGACCACTTCGCCTCTTTAAGATCGCGCTGTGCAACCGCGTCCATATTCGCCGCAAATGTCGCGTTCTGCGTAATGCCAAACGCCAAGTCTGCCGCAAGCCTTGACGCAAATGCCTTAACAAACCCACTGCTAAACTTTGTCGGATCTGTTTCACGTGAAACATATTCAATCCTCGGGTCATCAGAGTTCGTATACAGCTTGTTCCCATACACGGCATAAGGATAATCGCCTTCTAACTTCGTCACACGGATACAATCGCTTGGTAACTGATACTCATATGACCAGCCATCAAGGACCGGCGCATCTGACAGAACCGCCAATTCGCGCTGTTTCCGTGCAAAGTTCCAGTTATGTTCCTCAAGCATAGCGTCACGCGTATCGTCAAATATCGCGTTGATCTTCCTTGCCTGCTCGCTCGTATCATTAAGTGCTTGGATGCGGTCGGCAGACAACAACGTCAATGCCCTGTTCGCTATGGTTACGTTAGATACCGCCATTTGACCACTCCTTCGGGTGTCCGAGAACCTCAAGCGTGAAGCCTGAGAAACTCTTTAGTTTATCCCCATATATCTGTTTAAGTTTTTTGACCTCGTTATGCCTGTCCATGTCGTGCATATCCGTGTTGTCATTCGGCTTATAGAAATATCCGTTGCCGTCCATTGGCACTCCAACGAGAGCGACCCGCTCGTATCCGAGAAGCATTGCGAGATCGACACACGACAAACCACTGACTGATGTTCCGCCATTGAACCTCCATATCCAGTCTATCCTGCTCTCCTCGCTTACAGAATGGACAATCGACTTATCATCCGGCCACTCTGCCATACGCCACGCCTTGATCGCGCTCAACTGCTTCTTATGCCAAGAAAAAAGGTGCTTCGCGTTAGGAATGACCATCCCCGCCATATTGACGCAGATTATGTCAGTCCCTCCAAGAAGCACCTCGCTTTCTTTAAAGTCTGCCCACATTGACGATCCACCACCTACGATCCTGCACGTCCCACTGAACGACCCGGCTATCACAGGAATAGTCAGCTCAGGATATATTGACATCTCGAATCCATTGACGTAGCGGTGTCTATCGTCCATAAAATCTCCGAGGGGAGGAATTGCCCTCCCCTCTGATTGATTACAGCGCGTACAACACAGTCATCGAGAACGTGCCAGTCCAAGTGCCGGCAGTCGTCACAATGATCTGCGTATCGTTCGTACCTGTGATGACATAGCCACGACCAGCAATATTGCTGATGGAAGCCTTGCCATTAGCGGTCGTCACGTCAGTAGACGCAACGATATAGCGATCATCGTCCGCAGCGTCACCCGCCTTGAACGTAACCGTTGAACCCATGTCATCCCATTGGAAGATGACATCAACGATGGTCGCGCCAACAGGGAGCGCGGTACCCATCGTGATTGTGGACGCAGTGGCTAGAGCAGAAGCCTCGTATGTATCCACCATGACCTTCAGACCAGAACCCGCCTGACCCTGACTCAAGATGTTTGAGCCGATGAACCCAGCGGCGGCCTTTGTTGCGTTGACTCCAAGAACAGCTGCCATAGTATTTGTTACCTTTCTAGTTTAAAAACAGTTAAGGGAGAGGGGCATTATCCCCTCTCCCATCTTTTCTTAATACAGCGCCGCGATCTCAACAACCTTCTTCTCCTCCAGACGGCTTGCGCCCATGCTCATAGAGAAGTACAACTGCTTCGCAAAGTGAAGCGTGCTTTCCTCGGTGATACGGCTCTGGACATCCTTACCGATTGCCAACCCTGCACCAGACTTGGTGTAGAGCATGCAATAGCGGGTGTTAGACCCGTTCGTGGCCAGACGCTCTGTGCGGATGACCTTGCAGCCGAGGAACGTGTCGATCTGGCCCTGAACAAGCGCCTTGACGCTGTTGTAATCGGCGGACTTGATTTCCGTCGTGTTCAACAGGTCGGACAGTTCACCAGAACCGATGAGCAGGAACTTCTCATCAGACGGGTCAACGTCGTTGCCATTGAGGATCTCCAGCGCGCTGAGCCACTTGGCAAGCGTGAAGCCAGTCGAACCGACAGCAACCTTCTGGGAAGTAGGAAGAGCCGTTGACGTGCCACCAGCCTTGCCGGTGTACGCTGTGCCACGAAGCGCCGCGATGAGGATGTCATCAATCTTACGGCCCATGCCGGCGATACCAGACTTGACGATCGCAGATGACGGATCAGCAAGAGTGCGGATGTCATCCATCTTGTCAATCGCCTTCGCAATGAAGAAGTCCTCAAGCGCGATGCGACGACGGGCGAACGATGCAAGTGTCGGATCGGTAGACTCAAGACGAGCCGAACGAGCAGACACCGTGAACGCTTCCAACTGGTCCATGTAAGTTTCTTCACCGACAACGCCACTCTTGATAGTGACGGTGTTGCGCAGGCGTGAACCCTCCTGCTGGGCGAGCATGGCAACAATATTGCCATAGCTCTTTGCGTAGATTGTTTCAGGACTTGCCATTTGAAACCTCCTTGTAGGAATAAGTAAAAAAGTTTAACCTAACTCTTTCACGTTATCCCTACAAGGGGCGTGTACTGCGGGAACTGCTTTGAGGGCCTTTCGGCTTGTCTCGAACTACACACTCAACGCCGGGGCTTACGCTTGTCCGGCCATTATCATCGCCTGAAGATCAGCCATCCGTGTGACGGCGGAGTCATGTTCAGGATGCAACTCATTATAGAACGGATGCTTCTTGTCACCGAGGATGTTATTGTACTCACTCTGTGCCTCGTCAGGTGTCATCGTGACCCTCGCTTTCCCTGCGATCTTGTCCTCTGATACCATCTCAGCCAACTCAGACATACCCTCGATGAATGCCCTGTCATTCGACAGAACCTGCCACGCAGGATGTAATTCCTTACCCTTGAACACCGTGTCGATCACCTTCTGCGCTCCGGCAACCTTCGCCTCATACGCCGCGCCCCACTTCTCACGCAACTTCGTTTCGCTATCACCGCGCATATTCTTCGCTTTATCAGTTTCCTGATTGAACGAATTCTCGCGCATCTTCTTGAACGCATTGAACATCCCCTCAAGATGCTTCTTGGGAACGCCCATCTCAATCGCCGCCTTCTTGAACGCCGCTTTCTCCTCAGCACTCACGCGGATCGGCTCGGCAACATCATCATCATTAAGATCGTATCCGTCCTCTTTATCCGGTGCGCCAGCCTTCGCCCAGAACGCTTTCCATTCCTCAGGCGTTGACTTCTCCGTCGGAACAACGATCTTGTCTTTGCCTAACGTCTTTTGGATCTCGATGTACGACTTTGCAAGATCACCCATGCCCTTGAACTTCGTGATGCTCGGATTCGCTTTCAAATCGGCATCAAGCCCGTCGAACCATTGAGGCGTAGGGTCTGGTGTCGGCTTCGGATCTGGATTCGGATTTGGGTCTGGCATTTCAACTCCTTGTATACGGTCCGCTTGTCCCGACATTCGGGGGCTGGATTGTCGCATTAGTATTATTACAATTCTTTGCTAATCTTTCAACAATTTTTTAACAAATAATAAATCACGATGAAACCGATCAACCATTACATATCCCACAGCACGGTAAGAACGATCATTTAATCGCTTTCTTAGGACGCTCTTTCTTCGTATCAGGACGCAACGCCATCTGTGCAATATGCCTTGCGAAATCCTGCTTCGCACAATTCGCCGCCATCACCAACGCGTCCGTGCTGAACGCAGAGCGCTCCATCACACCAGACAGCATAATGTCGCGCAACACGCGCTTGCCAGCCGGCAACGCGAATATCTCCTCGTAGTCCTTCTTCAATGCCTCGGTCTGTGCCACGCGCTTCTTCTGAACGATATCAACTCTGTCCATCCGGCTTCTCCTTCGCCTTTGCGAACGACGCACTTGCCGCCCCGGCATCCTTAGCGATCATCGCACCCTGTTGCATCGTTGCCATCTTCTGCATTGCCATCTGTTGCTGCGAGCGATCTTGCCTTACGGCGTTAACCTCATCATCATCGTTTATGACATCAGGATCAACAGAATACGCCTTAGCGAACTTGTCAACCACCTTGTCCGCATTGACCTTATCCAACACAGTCGGAGCCATCTGCGCCATCTGTCCAATGATAGCAATGAACGTCTGCATATCACGCGCCTGGACAGCCCTCTGCGCCTTTGCCAACGGACTGACATACACAACGTCCCATTCAACGCCGTTCAATTCCTCTGGTATTTGTGGCAACTTCCCGGCCCTCATCATAATGTTGAACGTGCGATAGATGATAGGATTCAGCAACTCGTTCTGCAACCTGCCAAGCACAGGACCTAGAATAAGCATCTTCTCTTGTGTCCTCTCGACAACCTCCGTCGCGGTCATATCCACGCCTTGTGCCAGCATCAGGAACAAGTCAACGAAGAACGCCTTCTGGATCTTCTGCTCTTGCCTCTGCATATAGTCCAGACCGATCTGAATATTCCGGTCATGCTTCAAGCTCTGCACCGCCTGACCCTGTGACAACGGCTGACGCTGATAGTTCATCGCGTCCTTCCGGAGATCAAGCGTTCCCATAAGCCCGTCATGTTCTGCCAGCCAGGGCGGGTACGCATCGAACTTCGCCGAGTCCTCATAGAACATCGTGGCATTGTTCAACCGCTGAACGCTCGGATAGCATGAATACATCGGTCCATACCCATACGTCTCACCGCTGTTCTTGTAGAACCTCGGATACATATACGGGAACTCCTCATACCCTCCCTCATGCACCATCTTCTTGTCGGCACACGACACCCAATACGACGCGAACGGCTTATTCGTGCCGTCCTTCTTGCGCGGATCACGCTTGTTCCTCGGACAGACATAATGCACGAAATCGAACTTCTTATTGAAATCCTTATTCGCAATCGCCTCCATCACAGCCTTGCCGACCTTCGCATCGCCCCATTTCTTATACGCCTGCCACGCGGTAAACTGAAACTTCCGATATAGCATCGTGATATTGTCCCTGTCATCCTCGACGACATAGACCTCTTTCGGGTGACGGGAATAGAACCTCACAACGTCATCAATGTCCTCATCCTCATATATCGGACCGTTACCGGCAACGCCAAGATCAAGATAAACCTCATGCACCTGCTGATAGAAATTGCTATTGCCCAGTACTGCATACATCGCCTCAGCGCTGTCTTGAAAGAACTTCGCCGCACCGGAAGACCGCATCAGACGCTCATCCCTTGTCCTCAACTCGAACCATCTCTGCGCGGCATTGGTCATATACCCAGACAGACCGGCCGCAAGGATCAGATTCGACTGGATAGCCGTATCGTCATACACGTCATCAGGCAACTTCTCACCAGGCTCATACTGCGACTGAACGCCACGCTTGCGAGGCGCTCCGTAGTAAAACAGGTCTTCCCATGTATTCTCGACGATCGTCCTGTCGGACTTCGCTTTATCAAACCCCATCAATATCTCGGCGGCTGAATGTTCTGGCATATTACGTCTCCTTTATGCCGAGCATATTTAATACGGCATTTCCATTACGTTGAGGGAACTCAATGATCCCTCCTGTGTTACGACGTGGTAACGGCTTCTTTACAACGGGATTGATCTTCTTCTTGACTTCAACCTTCGGAGTTGACTTCGTTGCATCGACGTTGATGGTTACGTTAATGTCCATGTCAGACCCCCAGGATGCTCTTAACATTGGTGCTTGCCTGTTCCGTTGTCCCAAGTCCGCCAGGCGCGGTAAGGATTGACTGTGTTGCACCGGCTTGCTTAGCCTTCAACTTTGTCCGCGCAGTTTCAGCCGCCAACTGCGGGGCTTTCAAACTCGCCTCGATCTGCGCCATACCGACACGCTCTTGCGCTTCGGCGGCTTTCTTGGCGGCACTAGATTGTTCATGCGCAGAATAAGCCGCCGCGCCCGCCGCTCCCGTCGCGCCGACACCAATTACAATGGCCGCAGCTGTAACAGGGTCCATACAACGATACGATGCAGGTCTAAACATATTTTATCTCCTTGTAAATAATTTCCCGTTCCGATACCACGACACGCTTTTATATTTCGTCAACAATCTCCTAGCGTGTTTAATGATGCTACGGTCTCCAACAAGTTCAAGACGGACAATCACGGCATTATCACCCTTACTATCCATCACACTAATTATAAACCCAGCATCGTGTAAAAGTATAGGATTTTCTTGTATTTTTATCAAAGCATCATCATCAACACATATCGCCTGTGCAAAGTCATCATGTATTCCGTCAGCGGTTATCACAATCATCTTATCGCCGCCTTTTGCATATGTTTCCGTTCCGTGATGTCATTCCTTGACCTTACCGGCATTGCGAACGTCAGTGCTAATGCATCACCAACATCCGTTGACCTTCCGAGCCGCTTCTTAATATCCTCTTTACTTTCAAGTCGCATCCTGTTCATCGCATCGAATGAGTATGTCGGCGTCACAAGATCGGCCTTCAGTTCCGGCGTCTGCGGCAACTGGCCAACATTCACGATCCATTCGCGCATCGTATCCCACATCTCCATGCGCTTATTGAGATAGTGCTGATTGATCGGAGCAGACCCGAAGTTCACTTCATGCACCGAATACCCCAACTGACGCATCCTGTCAATGATCCCCTCACCGCGTCCGGCGTCGATGAACACCGCGTCTGGTCTAACCCTGTCGCACAACGTCGTCAAGTGTCCTACCAGTTGCATATTGTCAACACCCTTGAACACCATCGGCTCATCGGCCTTCTTGCCGGTCCGCACCTGGAACACAGACCGGTCATCACCGAACCGCGCAACGTCAACGCCAATGATCACCGGGTCATAATTGATGTCAACGATCTTATAATCCCTCGCGCATGAGGCAGATACCATATCGATCGTTATCAACACGTTATCAGACGCGGCCGTGAAGTCGCACAGGATCTCTTGCCTAAACGTGCTTTCAGCCATGACAGATTTAAGCTCTGCCATTTCATCCGCGTTTATGACGCCAGTCTCATCACCGCGATAACACCCAGCCCACCATGACGCGTCGTTCTCTTGCATTCGCTTCATGCCGTGATTATAGATGTCAAAGAACTGGTTTTGCCCCTTCGGCGTTCCCATGAACAGACACCACCCGTTGCGGTCCGATAGAGCCGGGCGGATGATCTCGGAGAACACCTCCGGCTTGATCTGCGCGTACTCATCGAGGACGCACCCATCGAGATACGTTCCGCGAAGCGCGTCTGGATTGTCCGCACCGAAGATGTATAGCTTAGATCCGTTAGGCAACTCAATGATGAGATCACCCTCGCGGACAACAACGCCCGGGATCACGGCACAGAACCTGCGGAAATAATCCCAGGAGATCAACTTCGCTTGTTTGAGGAACGGCGCGATATACGCATATCTACAATCAATCCTATTGTTTTTTAGCGCCATCTTTATTATATGATTTATTGCAAGCACAGTCTTCCCGGCTCGTCTATGCATAACGAGAACATTAAATCTATGACTTTCTATTTTTGGGTGTATTTCTGTCTGTGGGTGCCGCGGTTTATAAGGTATGATTATTTCTGGCATTTAGCATCCATAAACTCTTGTTCTGTCATATCGTGTTTGGATAAGTTACAGAATTGACAAGAAACTCCGAGATTATTGTACTCATTATTACCACCACGAGAAATAGGTGTCTTGTGTTCAAGGTGATCTTTCCTAAATTCTATTGGGCTTAAACATAGATAACAAGTAAGAGTTCCGTATCTTTTAATGTTGTCCTCATATACCATTTGGACAACCTTTGTTGATAGCCCCTTCATGAGCGACCTGCGAACAGCCGCCCTTTTCTTTGCACCAAGCCGTCCTTTTATCGTTCTATAATACCTACGATGAACTTCGTTACATCGCTCTCTATTGTTTATACGATAATTCCTATCGTTTTCTGCTTTACGCTCTCTATTTTCTTCTCTCCAACGCTTGTCGTTCTGTTTCTTTCTGTCAGCGTTTTTTATTCTATATGCCTTGCAATCTGCAAGGCATTTCTCTCTATTTGAATAATAATAATCTTTCTTCCCTTGAAGGATTCTATCGCGATTAACACGACGATACTCGTCGTTGTATTCCTTCATATATGCTTTTTTATCAAACATTATTCAATCCATCTAAAAGCAAGCACATTATTCATTGGGTTGTTCTCTTGACCACCTAGATTTATGTTCTGTGGGACAGACTTACCTGCAAGATGTTCAGCTACCTTTAGCTTATCCGCACGAGACTCACGGGGATCGTTTAAGAATGACTCGATAATTTCCCACGATTTTGAAATAACTCTAGCGCGAAGCCCCTCGTCTACCAACGACGGCCGTCCCGCTCCAGGTCTAGCACCACCATTTGTAAATCCTTTCTTACCAACCATATGTGACTGAAAAATCTGAATAGTCAGATTTACCTTTCATCAAAACTATAATACTATTCATCAATTTAGTCAAACTTTATTTTCACAATCTTCGCGCCAGATACATTTCTTGCATTTGTGTTTGTTTGGAAAGCATTTGATCGTTGGAAAGTTACCGCGAGATTTTGCGCCCATGTTATTTCTTTCGTTTAAACGCGTTTAAAGCCACGATCTCAATAACCCTTGTCACCACGTCACCACATAGGTCAAACCGCCCGCGAACAGCCAATAAAGGCATCTACGCCAGTCTCCATCAAGGCCGTAGGGAATTGCCGCGAGTATATCAATTATTATTAAGATTGTTGGTAGTATTTTTGGATTCATAAATCCTCACGATCTGCCCGTTGAATGTTGAAAGAATAAGGGCCAGGAGATCCATTTCCTGGTCCGTGAAACCGTGTTTTGATTGGAATTGTTGGCGAGTGAGCATATATATGTTAAATAGTATTATTTATTGTAGCCTGTGGAAAACCTGTTAGGAACCGACGAACCGAAAAAAGTGCCATACCTTTTATATTTGAGGTCCCTTATTATTATAATAATAAGGGAAATTGTATACAGGGGATTAGAAAATATTCGGTTACTCGGTTCGTCGCTAGTTAAGTTATGTATTTTCATAGGTTTACAAGGAACCGAGTATTGGTTCCGCTTGGTTCCTCGGTTCCAATTTTGGAACCGAAAATGGAACCGAATTTTTACGTTCGGTTCAGTGATAGTTCGTCAATGGTTTTGTGTTATTCATTGATAAATCCTAAAGTTATCTGCTCATATTCAATATTATTCGCGCTGTTCTTGAACGAGATATTAGGCCAATATTTCTCACGATCGCCTGTTGTGCGCTGTGCGTCTTTCTTTGTATGATTGCGGTATGCGGAGAAGAAGCGATTATTGAACTTGCGATGAGCCGGGCAACGATGTCCGTGATCGGATGACCATTTCTTGAATAACTTGTATAGACCGGCCTTGGTAATGCCGTATTCTGGAGTATCAATCTCAATTTCTTCATCGACAAATGCCATGATCGGGTTGTTATCAACACGGATCTCGGCAACGTACTTGTCCATTGATGTGTTCTTGGTAAACCCTTGTTTGACAAGCCTGCGGTATCCCGCGACGCACCAGCGGAATATCCCGGGTAGTTCAGATTCAAGGCGGGTCTTTAAGCCGGTATCCTGTTCACCATCCTTGAACTCGACCTCGAACGGAACCAAGAGCATGCGGCGATAGAACGCGGTCGTGGCATCGTCAATGGTTGGGAACTCGTTTAGGCAGTAGATCAGCTTGCAGAATGGAGAATGGGTGTAGGTCGGGACGAACTTCTCATTGAATAGGACCGGATCTCCCGATGTAACCTTGCGGAAAGTTTCCTCGAAGCGTTCCGCGTTTCGCGGGAGGTCGCTGTCGATGTTGATGTACTTGCCTATGATATTGCACCGCAGGACAGGGTTGGATAGGGATTCAAGGGATACGGCGGATACGTTCTGCCTGCCAAAGACCTTCGATATGGTCTCTGCAAACACGGACTTGCCGTTGGACCCGTTGCCGATAAGGAACAAAGCCTTCTCGAAATGACAGGACTTCATAAGGCAGTAGCCTGCGAACTCTTGGAGAATGTCCATCTTCTGTTGGTCGTTCTGCGTGACGGACTTGAGGAAATCCATCCACATTGGCGCGTCGATCCCGGTCTTGAGCGTATAAGGCAACTGAATTGTGATAAGGTATTGCGGGTCATGTTCTGCAACAATGTTCGATCTGATGTCGTATAGGCAATCTTGGAAGCAGAATATCCCGTCAGGGTTAAGCCGGTCAGGATCAACGGCTTTCATAGCCTCGATGTTCTTGATGACATCGTTGCGCTTCGCGGGTGATAAGGCGCGTCCGTATGGCATGGACATAATGATCTGGTGCAGTTCAGCATCGCACTTAGGGGACTTGATCTGCTCATAGTACCCGTTGTGGTAGTGGTATATCTTGCCGAACGCTTGGACGGATATGAACTTGTGCGCCTTGCACACTCGCTCTGCCATGACGAGCGTGACATCGGACTTTGGCTTGTTGTCGTCGTCGATCATATAATATCCTTAATAAATGGCCCCAGGAATTGCACCTGGCCTTGCTAATTAGTTGAGCTGTGCCTATTACACCATGCCGAAATAAGCCCGTCCATCGCCGTCACAGCGGAGATGGCAAGCCTGTGGGAGCAGGCGCCGGGCAAAAAAGAAATCCGGGCAGTCGCTTGGCGTCCGTCCCGGATTAAATAACAATAATACGTCATGGCTGTGACCATTTATATTACCGCCTCCCAGCGGGTAAGGTTCATTATATATCAGAGTTCTTCTTTGTCAACAACGCTATCATGCTCACCGATACCTTGATACGATCTGAACGCTTCCGGCACTTGTGTCGTTCAAGAAACCGAAGGCTCTTGCCGCAGAATTTACATTTAGACATCATTAATCCTATCGTAAGCGTGTTCAAGAATAAGCCGCTTCACCTGACAACCTGACTGCACTAGCCAGAAGAACACGTGGGGATGCTTGCCGGAATACTTCTCCTTGAATAATTCTTGATCCGGTGATAGACGTGCCTTCTTGTCACCGCGTTTTACCTCGATGAACGCACCGCATAAAGAGCGATCTTTACCATCGAAAAGGACAAAGAAATCGAACGTACCTTTTCGGCACAACTGTATCCAAGACCCCCACTCGGACTTGACCCTGCCAGAGTTCAGTCGTTCAAACCATGTGACGGTCCCGGTCACCTCCAATGCGTACAGCGACCGGAACACGTCGTTTTTGATTATGGTTTCTGGTGTTGGCATCATTCAGACCATGCAATCTCGTCTGGAGACTTAACACCGCATGGATTAACATTCTGTCCAGCCTTATTAACATCTGATAGCACAACGCGAAGAACGCCGGATTTATCGGCCTTGTGAGAAAGGTTGAACTCGATGTTTTCACCTATCACAGCCTCGTCATCCCATTCGTATTTGTTCTTACCGATCTCTTTTGCACCAAGCGCGGTGAGAAGTTCTCCCATACTTGATGGGAACAAAAGCACCTTAAACGTAAGGACTTCACCATCCTGAACAGTCGAGAATGACCAGTCATAGGCAGGATAGATGTCCTTTATCATCTTCTTGACAACCTTTTCGATGGTCACGCAATCATAGTGACCCTCGGCAGGCAATGTGAACTGTGATGTTTCGGTGGTATGTTTAGCCATATTACTTTTTCTCCTTCTTTGTTGGCTTATCTTCTGACTTTGCCTCCGTCGTAAGGACAGGACACGCGCGAAGTTTATCAAGCCCTTCTTTCAGACGTTCATTTGTAAGACCTTCGATGGCTGTCTTTGATAGCGTTCCAAACGTGGCGCGGAGGAACTCTGCTCCGGCCTTTTTTCCTGCATCGGTACGAGCCTCGAATCGAAGTGGCATCTCGGCGAATATCTCCTCAACGAGTATATCACGCTCACGCAGACGCTTTGACACGGAAGCATCAGAAACGAAAATACCCTGGCTACTATCCTGTGATAAAGGTTCATGCGATCCACCGATATTCAGTTCCTTGATATGCGGAAGGAACGTCTCGAATGTCGGACGTTCAAAAGACTGCCCATTGATCTTGTCGAAGCGATCCTTGATAATGAAAGCCTTGTTGACAATTCCTTTAATATGCCCCTTTTCAACAACTTTTTCAGCTGTCATTTCAACAAGAAGCGAAGGCTCAAAACCAAGTTCTCCCTCGGTTTTCATCTTGATACCAGTCTTGATAAGTTCCTTATCGCCTTCTTCGTTCTCCTCAAAATCATATTCAAACCCCGCGCGTCCTGCCATCAGGATATGAAGTTTTGAGTTAAGGAACAGTTCGTTAAATACGCCCCATTCCTCTTTAATAGCACCCCAATGGTTGAACTTTATCTTGGTGATACCCTTATCCTTCATAAACGCCTTGAGAAGTTCTCTCCAAGGATGGGTGATACTGTCGATCAGAAGAATACCGCCAGCCGCCTCAGCTTCTTTCGTTGCTAGAATAAGCGTTGCAAAAGACCTGCTCTGGACGCGCATCAACTTGATCCCTGCATCACGGAACATCCTCTCAACATACGACGATCCCATCTCGGTATCAAAGAAGAATACCGGCTTATCAGACTTCGTATATCGGTGAAGTCCAATAGCAACCTGCGTCATCGTGTGTGTCTTACCGGCACCAGGAAAGCCAAGAAAACCAGACTTCAGGTATCCTTGAGTGTTCTGTGCCTCCTTGAATATGGACATATAGTCCTCCTATTTTACCCGATCTTACGGGCGTAGCCAGTTTAAACGGACTTGGCGGCCGTCTTTTTACAATACTGCTCAAGAGCCTCCTCTATGATAGCCTTCTTCAGCCGACGCTCGCGCTTCGCCTTGCGCTCGATCGCGTCATCAATGTCCCTGCGGATAATAATTGTTACGACTTTTGTGTCTGGTATTTTCATAAGCCTCCTTAACAGTAAACTCTGACAAGCTCCCACTTGCCGTTGATAAGTTCATATTCCTTGACGAGCCTGCCCTCTCTGACGATCTTTGTTTTCATATCTTCCTCCAGGTTGATTGCAGTATAAAGGAAGATGTGAGAGAAGTCAAGAAAAATAATTTAAAATGTTTTTAAATCTTTTTTGTTGACAGTGTTATTCTTTGGGTGTATATTTGAAATTGCTTATGGAGACCACACACAACACACAAGACAAAATAAATTTAACCCCCGACGGGAAAGCCTACCGGCGCAAGCCTGTGCGGTTCTCCATAAGCACGTCGGGGGACTATTTAGGAGGGGGTATGTTGAAACCAGATTGGGTAGATGATGAGGTAGTTGAGAGTAACCTTGCAAGTGTTGTGATCGGAGCATTGGTTTGCATTATTATTGTATTTGCGTTCTTGTTCTTCTGTGGGTGTGCGCAGGCTGAAGGTATCAGCAAATCAAAGTTCGTTGATGCGATCATTGGGGAGGCGGAAGGTGAGCCATATATAGGGAAGTTGGCTGTTGCCTGTGCGATACGGAATCGTGGAACACTTAATGGTGTTTATGGAGTTAATGCTCCTAGGGTCAAGGCTCGCAAGTATTCATCTGCCATATTCGTTCAGGCGGTCAAGGCGTATGAGGAAAGCGCAAAGCCGGAGGCGTGTGAGTTCATTGATGGTGCAGACCATTGGGAGGGATCAGCGTTTAATAAACCAACATGGGCATATAATATGCGTGAAACATTCCGCACGAAAGGTCAGGTGTTCTATGTCAAGCGGTAATCACTTAGTAGATCGTTACGAGGAATCACAGAACAGGATAAGGACGTGCGGTTATTGTAATGGTGACGGTCATGTGCCGTGGTCTGATATTACTGATGGTTTCGAGAAGATGGCAGATTATATCAGTTTCCTGATATATAAGAGAAGCAAGCGCGGATTTCCGTGTAAGAGTTTCCGAGAGATGCTGTCGATCGCAAGGGAAGTCAAGAAACATGGTGCAGAATGTCCCATGTGTGATGGGTGTGGGGAGGTGGAGGTATGAATATAGACGGATGTTTCGAGATGTACGGGAAGCATATCAGGCTGTGCATGGAGGACTTTGCATTGGTGCATAGGCATTATGCGGAGTTGCAGATGAAAGTAACCCGTGTAAGGATGTATGGCAAGAAGTTGACATCAAGAGCAAGCGGGAGGGCAGATAGAGCAACTGTGATGATAAAGCACTACGAGAGCGCATATAACTATCTGTTTAATGGCGGTCTTGATGAGTTTATCAACAGGTTCGGTATTGATCTTAGTGCTGATGCAATTCGCAAGCAGGCTATTGAGATGGCTGCCGAAGGACAGAAATATACAGAGGGTTTATGTAATGATAAGGATATGGAGGTTGATATATGAAAGGCTATCGCAAGTTGGCTGTTGGTGAAATTATGCTTAAAGGAGATATTGGAATTGTCCCAGAGCATAGACTTGGAACTAAATGTATGCCGTCATTTGAAATATACCGACCCATAACTAAAAACACAAAGCAGAAGTATTCGTATATTGCCAGGGTTGGACGTTTAAGTTCTGGTCGGTTCTTCGTAGATATTATCGGAATCAATGGCAAGTTTGCGTTTGGAAGCAAGAATTATTCAAAGCGTTCCTACGCCGTTCGACAAGCAAAATCGTT